GCAAGCAAATGCCAAAATTAGAGAAACAAAGCAAACCGCTAAACAAGCAAGTTTTGAGGAAACGGGTATCCGAGTTAGAGACAAGGCTATCAAATCTACACTCCCTTGTTAAAGATATAGCACACAATCAAGAGGCAATAGTAACCGCCCTATCGTCAAACGAAATTAAAGACGTAGACGAGGCAGAAAAAACCGAATAGCATGAACTACGACCTAATAGATAACATCGAAGTAGACGGGATAGATACAAACGACTATCCCGACTTTACAGACGCTTTTATAGTCTCGGCAGACTACGACGGCGAGGCAATGACAGAGGAGCAGCTAGACGCTTTAAACGAGGACTACAGCTTTGTGCATGACTGCGTATATACACATTTGTTTTAAATGACGATACCCGTAATATTTGAAAACCCTCACGTATTTTTTGAGGAGGCTACAAAACAAAACTATACAGACGCGCACGATTTGTTCTACCGCAGTATGGTAGAGTATTTACTAGACGAGTCTATACAGTATGTATGTACGTTTATTTATAACGATTATGATAAGTATTTATTCGAGCCAGAATGTGAAGAGGACGAGATAATACTCTCTAGAGATGCGCTGCTATACTTTGAATATATCGAGGAATACGAAACCTGTCAATTAATATTTGAGGTTTTAGAGGCTGATAATTAGGTAGTTATAAAAAATGTTGTTTTTTGTTTGGTGGTAACAAATAATTGTTTGTATATTTACAAAAACAAAAACAACTAAATATAAAAATTATGACAGCAGTTACAAGACAACAATTTAGAGACTTAGAGGGAACAGAAATACAAAAATACTCTTGGTACATTAAGGGAGCTAATTTACAACAAGAGGTCGCTCTGTATGAAAGAATAACAAGAGATTTAAAAAAGATATACCAAATAGTAAAATAAAAACAAGGGGAGCTAACAACTCCCCAAATTTTATGAAAAAATATAAAACTCAAATAATTATAACCTTAATCTTGGCGTTTTTTATTATATCACTAAACGCTATAAACATATTTAAACCATGAGAAAATTAATACACAGACTACTCGTAAAAAATTCAATAGTACCTTATAAGACAATCACATTAAAAACGGGCGTAGTTGTAGACCACTACAAAGACGGACTCGTAAACGTTAGCTCTTAATTTTTTAGTTTTGTTTAATTTTGTTTTGTTAGCCCTGCCTTAATTGGTGGGGTTTTTTTATATAAGAAACAATATATATTATAATTCGTTTATATAATAGTACTAATACTAATAGTTAGTACCTATTAGATATGAATAAATTATCAAAAGGAAACGGCGGTTGGTCTACAAAAGCCAAAGGTATAGACAGGCGTAAAAACCCATTCAAGCAATTAATAACAGAGGCAACATCTCAAGAGAACTTTATAGCCGTATTCCAAACGTTAGAGGCAAGCGCGATGTCTGGAGACGTTCAAAGCGCAAAGCTCTACCTAGAGTATACCGTCGGCAAACCAATGCAGAGCGTAGATATAACCTCCGACGGCGGCAGCGTAAACATACCGACAATTTCTTTTACCTCATCTATTGACGTAACCCCAGAGAATGAGTAACATAAACATCAGTAATAAATTTGCGCCCTTGTTTAATATTCCCGACGGCGTGGATACCTTTATCATAACAGGCGGCAGATTCTCACAGAAGTCATTTGCGACGTCTCTAAGCGCTTTAAATAGTTGCACGAAGTACGGGCATCGAATACTCTACAGCAGGTATACAAACGCCTCTCTAAAGGATTCTATATTCGCAGAGGTAGAGGAGAAAATCGAACTCATGAATCTGGAGGACTCTTTCGAGTCGCAGCAAAACAGGATTGTCTCAAATTTCAATAAGAGCAAGATAGTCTTTAAAGGATTAAAGGCAGGCTCTGGAGTCCAAACTGCAAACCTAAAGGGATTAAAAGATTTCTCAATGCTCATATTAGACGAGGCGGAGGAGATGCAGGACGAGGCAATCTACGATAAGATAGTGTTATCGATTAGAGGGAACGACGCAAGCAATCCAAACCGAAATATTAAGGTCTTAATCTTAAACCCTACGAGTAAGGAGCATTTTATATATATGAAGTACTACGAGAGTAGAGGTGTGCAAGAGGGGTTTAACGGTGTGAAAGATAACGTCTGTTATATACATACCTCCTACCTCGATTGCCTTGAGTTTGTACCCGACGAGATACTAGACTATTTCGAGGATATGAAAGTCAGCAATCCGATAAAATACAAGCACGTCGTTTTAGGCTCTTGGCTCTCAAAAGCGGAGGGAGTCGTTTATACAAACTGGCGATTTGGCGAATTTAATCCCGACGGGTTGCAGGTTATCTACGGACAGGATTACGGATTCACAGACCCGACAACCTTAGTGGCTATTGCCATAGATAAAAAGCGAAAGATAATCTACGCAAAGGAGGAGCTATACAAATCGAAAATAACCATCTCCGAAATATACGCAATTAATAAACAGAGAGCAGGGCGTAACCTCATCATAGCAGATAGCGCGAGCGCAGGAACTATTGCAGAGCTGCAAAAGCTAGGTCTTAATATTAGAGGCGCAAAGAAAGGCGCAGGGAGTATTGCGGCAGGTGTGGCACTCATTCAAGACTATGAGCTTGTCGTACACCCAGACTCTACAAATATGGCAAAGGAACTAAACAACTACGTCTATACAGACAAGGGCGCAAATGTATTTTCTGCGATGTACGACCATAGCCTCGATGCTCTGCGTTACGGAGTTTCTCATTTGCTTGCTAATCGTGGCAAAATAGAAATAAGGTAAAGAAACAATACTAAGCAAAAATCGTTTTTATTATATGACAGAGACTATTAAAATTAGTGTACCCGAAAACATCGCAGATATTACTCTAGACCAATACGTCAAATTTGAGGCGCTCAGAGCGCGAGAGGATAAGATGACAGAGCAGGGAATGATTGAGAGAGTTATATCTTTGTTTACAGGAATGAAAAAACAAGACGTCAAAAAATTAGTCTATACAGACTACGAGGGTTTGATGGCTCAGATTATAGCAGCCTGTGAGCAAGACGTAGAGTTTGAGGAGCGGTTTATGCTTAATGGAATAGAGTACGGCTTTATCCCAAACCTAGACGAGATAACGACGGCGGAGTATGTAGACCTCAGCACTATAGGAATGGACTTTAAAGAGATGCACAAGATTATAGCTATCTTATTTCGTAGGGTTACGAATGAGGACGCTTTCGGCAACTATGAGATACTGCCTTACAAATACGATAAGGCTCTATGTGAGGAGATGCGAAGTTGCCCAATGAATATAGTTAACGGCGCTCTGGTTTTTTTTTGGAGTTTATCGAGAGAATTAAAGGAGGCTATCCAGAGATTTACGAATCAAGTGGAGGAGAAAAGCAAGCGGTAGATTATTTCTCCAAATGGGGTTGGTACGTAACTATTGATATGATGGCAGGCAATGATATACTAAAAATTGACAAAGTGCTAGAGATTCCTGTGCATGAGTTTCATACGTTCCTAGCTCATAAGTTAGACAGGCAAAATATGGAGGCAATATTAAGGAAAGGAAGTAACGTAACACAATTATAAAATGAACGCATATAGTAGACTATTAAGATATATAAGGAGTTTAGCAGAGCAAGACGTATTTGTTAAAACAATCACAACGGGCGCAGATATTGACTTGAATAAAGGCGATATATTCCCATTGTTTAATATTGATATAACAGACGCAACGTTTAGCTCTAACGCGACGATTACCTTTAGCCTTAATATACAATGCCTAGATATTAGAGATATAAATAACGAGAATGTAAACGATAAGTTTTACCTAAACGATAACGAGGTAGATAACTACAACGGTACGCTCTCTTGCTTAAATGCTCTTTGGGTTAAAATGCACAGAGATTTTGCAGACAACAATATAACGGCGTCGGATAGTCCGACCTTGACACAGATAACCTACTCGGATAAAAACCTATTAGACGGGTGGGATATGAGCTTAGAGATAGAGATGCCAATAGACGAAACTAGCTTTTGCTTTTGGGAAGTATAGCTAAAATATTTAATACTCTAGGGAGTAATGTAGTAACGCAGTCAAGAGCTAATCTAAAGAAAAAAAAGAAAGGCGATAGTAACCTATCTAAAAACCTATCTTATAAAGTAAAGGGTAGCTCTATTGAGTTTATACTAGCGGATTACTGGGAATATGTAGACGCAGGGGTTAAAGGTGTCGGAGGTAAAAGAGCGGATAAAAAAGTAAAGGGCAAAAAAGTAACGGGCAAAGCTTGGAAACTTAAAAAGGTAACAAATAATAAATTTAAGTATCGAGATAAAAAGCCGCCGTTTATGGCTTTTAACGGGTGGACTATCCGAAAGGGTATAGCTCCAAGAGATGCAAAGGGTAGGTTTACAAGTCGAAAGAGTTTGCTTTATGCGATTGCAAATAGTGTGTATCACACAGGAATCGAGACGACTCATTTCTTTACAGACGCCCTAGACAATGAAGTACTAAAACTAGGCGACGAGATAGGCGAGGCTTTCGCTCTTGACCTTATCGACGGAATGAATATTAAAAGTGATAACGTAACAATAACAAAATGATAAGAGCATTAAGTCCGTTTTATATAGATACTCCTTTAGTGTATGGGGGTGTAACTTGCGCAAAGTATACGCTAAACGTTTGGGTTTGGAATGGCGACAAGTCTACTCCAGACTCTACCAATAGCTACCAGATAACCTACCAAAATACTACGGCATCGACAGGCTCGCATAGTATAAACATAAACGCAATTATACAAGACTACATCGAATTTACAGAGCCGTCTCTTTTGCTGTCTACGGGTATACAATTAATTGACGGCAACAACCAAGAATGGGTATATACTTACGTTACGTATGACGACCTTACAGCGCTAGAACACGAAGAGACGGATATAATGGTGCTAGGGTATGCTTACGGAAACGAGGGCAGAAATGTAACGGCGGTATCTAATCAAACACTTTTAAAGCCTCAAGAGTATAAAGTAAATCGAGAGGGAAACTTTGTCTTTCCTATCTACGTGCCTGTAGCTTTAGGTACGTCGGATTTAATAACGGTAAAATCTTATCCTAGTTTAGATATAAATTATAGTGCAACGGCTACGCAATCGGACGAGAGTAGCGAGATTGTGCAATACCTATGGGTAGATTTATCCCTAGCGGTAGACGATTCTTATATAGAGATTGTTTGGAAAGGTAAAACGACAACGCTAGACCTAACAGACGAGTGTAAATATTCGCCTTTAGACGTGTTTTTTCAAAATAAAGACGGCGCTTTGCAGACCTTTACTTTCTTTAAAAAGCAAGAGGAGAGCATAGAGGTAACGGATAGCAGTTTTGAGACTAACAGAGGGCAGGCGTCGGACGGATTCCATCAGTTTGTAAGGTACGGCGTTCAAGGTCGCACTACATTAATGGCGGAGACGGGTTGGCTAGACGAGGATATGAACGAAGTACTCAAACAAATACTATTAACAGAGCGTATCTGGAGCTACGATGGTACAAAATACACGCCTTTAAACATAAAAAAGACCTCGCAGAAATTCAAGACAAGGCAAAACGATAGGTTAATTAACTATACTATGACGTTTGAAATGAGTTACAATGAAATAAACAATATATAAAATGGTTAACCTATTTATTAACGGCGAATTACTAGACCAGTACGCAGACGAGAGCGTTGATATTGTTAGCTCTGTTTTAGATGTGAGCGATATTACTAAAAATACAGGCGACTACTCTAAAAGTTTTACCGTTCCTGCTAGTAAAAATAACAATCGCTTATTTAAACATTGGTATAATGCGTCTATAGATAACGGATTCGATGCTAGGAGCAAAGTAGAGGGTAGTATTGACATCGACGGCGTACCTTTCAAGCTTGGAAAGTGGCGTTTAAATAAATGTAATATCGTAAAGGGTAGACTTGAGAGTTATACAATTAATTTTTTTGGTAATTTGCCTAACATATCGGATACAATAGGCGAGGATATGTTAAGCGACCTAGCCTTTCCTGCGCTTACTCACGACTGGACGAGTACGTCTGTTATAGCAGGGTTACAAGGTGCGCTTTTTAGTGGCGACCTAGCTTATACTTTAATGGCTAACAAGCGTTATTTTTACAATAGCCATTCGGGAGCGCACGATATAAACGATACAACTATAAACATAGCAATCGGAGCGAGTACCTCACACGCTACGGGTGTAGTCTGGAGCGACCTACGACCTAGTATAAAGCTAATTAAAATAATCGAGGCAATAGAGACGAGATACAACGCGACGACCTATGAGAATCCTATAGTATTTTCTAGGGATTTCTTTAGTACAACAGAGTTTGCAGAGCAATACCTATGGCTCAAGGCAGACGATAGGGAGGCGATAGGTGGCGGCGAGCAAGAGCTAGATTTTACCTCACAAACGGGGTTAATACAAAATATAGACCTTTCAACCAATACAGGAACTTTTGTAGTAACGGGCGGAGCAGGTACTTATTTTTATTTTAGTAGCGAGGTAACCCCTGCGGCAGGATATGAAAATATACCCTACACACTTGTAGTTAGAAATATAGATACAGGCGAGGATATAGCAGCGTGGAATAGAGACGGCGATGCGCATGGCGATGGTAGAATAAACAAGCCTATAGTTTTAAGAGAAAACGGCACGTATAATATAAAATGGTTTGTACAAAGTAACGCAAAAATAGAGTTTACATCTAAAGTAGATATAAATAAATTTACAAATTTCGCAGTAACTTATCAAAACCAAACTCTAGGCGCTTTACAGACTTTAATAAATAAAGTGGTTATAGCCGACGAGATGCCAGAGTTAAAAATAGTTGACTTTCTCAAGGGCATTTTTAATATGTTTAAGCTCGTAGCAATTCCAAAAGACGACGGCAGTATATATATTAATACTTTGGATTCTTACTACGCTCAAGGGCAAAGATACGACGCAACTAAATATATAGATTTCGCAAAGTTTGACGTAGACAGAGGCGAGCTTTTAAAACGTATTGCTTTCGAGTTTGAGGAGCCGAGTACTATTTTAAATATGGAGTTTAAAAAGAGAGCAGCCGACGGACAAGGTTACGGAGCCTCGCTTGTAAATGTATACGAGAGCTTGACGCCTAAAAAATTAATCGACGGCGATACGCTAGAGGTAAAGCTACCTTTTGAGCAAATATACTTTGAGAGGCTAGTAGACCAAAATACAGCGGTTGCCACTCCAGATACTAATATACAAACGGGTGTAATTCTAGACGATAATTTAAACCAAGTTGTACCAAAACCTGTTTTACATTACGTAACTAGGCAGGATATATCTACGACGCCTATACGATTTGTTAACGACTTGGGCGTAGATGTAGAGTTAAACCAAAGTTTAAACTCTCCGATACATCATTTCGGAGTTGACCAACCGATATACTCTAATTTATTCGAGGCGGAGTTTAGCAACTTTACGGGCGAGACTTTAGTAAATAATTTATATAGTATACATTACAAAGATTATATACAAGCAATCTTTGAACTAAAGAGGCGAACTTTTATGTATACCGCAAACCTGCCTATACAGATAGTTACAAGGCTAGAGCTAAACGATGTTATCGCAATCGGAGAAATAGACTACAGGATAAATAAGTACTCTTATAACCTCTTAAACGGATTAACAAAGTTAGAGCTAATAAACGGATTTGATACTACCCTACAAAATAGGGTGTATATTCCGTCGGTTATAACTTTAGGTAAATTATTTGAAAATTTAGTTTTTAACGTGGAGGGTATAGCTACGGATTACGTTGTTACAAAAATAGACGACGGCTTTGGTACGTCTTGGGTTACTACGTCAGTAATCGGAACGGATAACAATTTAGCAGGTATAAGCGTAACAACTTTAGGCGTAGGGGTTGGAACTCGTAGCATGATAATACGATACGTAGGTAACGGAGTAACAACAGATATAACAATTATACAAAATGAGTAACCACATAACAGAGGTAATCGATATTTTAAGGCGAGGCGAGTTTTACGGCGCAGGGGAATATACCGAAATTGCAAAGGGTAAAAACGAGATGGTCATAACTTGGAGAGGATTAAAACGTAAAGTAAAACGAATTATAAAAGCTAAAAAATAATGAAAGACGTAATTGTAAAACTAACTATTGACGATACAGGAGCCGTAAAAGCTGCTCAAAATATAAAAAGCGCTATTAAAGGCGTAGGCGAAGAGGCAGAAAAAACTGACAAAGAGGTAGAGGCAATAGGAGTAGCAGCAGGAGATACTAAAGTGGGTTTTGGAATTATGGCAAGAGCTATATCAAAAGTCGGAACGGCGTTAAAAGCGGCAGGTATTGGTTTAGTAGTGGCTTTAATTGCAGGATTAACAGAGGCTTTTACAAGAAATAAAGAGGTAATGGACGGCGTTAGTATTGTTTTAGGTACAATACAAGAGGTGTTTTCTCAAATTACTAACGCAATAGTAAGTACTTATAAAGCAATATCTAGTACTACAGATAACTTTGATGCTCTGGGTAAAGTAATTAGTAGCTTAATCACAATATCTTTATATCCTTTAGAGCTTACGTTTTACACTCTATTACAAGCGTCTCAAGCCTTGCGAGTTGGTTATGAGAAAATGTTTGGAGACGATGAAAGTGTAAAGAAAGCGCAGAATGAGATGGACAAAACAACTCTAAAAATAATACTCCTTAATGCAGAGGTTTCTAAAGCAGGCGCCGAGCTAGTCGATAATTTTGTAGAGGCTGTAGGCGAGGTTAGTAATATAGCAAATGTAGCAAGCGAAAATTTATCAAAGGTAAGTATAAAGGCTGCAAACGAAACGTCTAAAGCCTACAAGGCGGCAAAAGATGCGGCTATATTAGCACAGGCGGAGTCGGCGGCATTGCGAGCAGGTTATGAGCTAGAGGCGGCAGAGTTAAAGAAAATCCGAGATAATGTAAATTTAAGCCTAGAGGAAAGAATAAAAGCAAACGACGACCTAGCCGTAACCTCTGCAAAAGCGGAGGAGCAAATGAAACGTCAAGCGCAACTTGCTATAAATTTGGCAGAGCTAGAACTAAAGAAAAATAATAGCATCGAAAACCAAGCCGCGCTTATACAAGCTAACGCAGATTTAAAAGCGGTAGAGGCAGAGATAGCAGGAAAAACAGAGGAGGTAGAAACTAATAGAGTCGGTCTTTTAAACGAGCAAAACGCTTTAATTTTAACAGGTATAGAAAGCGAGCGAGAGCGAAATAAATTACAAAGAGAGTTTGACGCAGAGCAAGAGGTAGACCCGTTAGTTAAACTAGAGAAACAAAAGACAGCTCTTGAACTTGAAAACGAGGCAATACTTGAGGATTTGGAGGCTAAACGATTACTCTACGCAGAGGGTACGCAGCAGAGAGTAGACGCCGAGCAGGATTACTTAAACAAAAAGCAAGGTATAGATAACCAACTTGTAGCAAATACGAAAGCAACAAATGACCAAATAAAAGCAAACGACCAAGCAACCGCAGACGCAAAGCTAGGGATTCAAAAAGCAAGTTTAGACGCTGCCTCTTCGGCTGTTGATATACTAGCAGGATTTGCAGAGGAAAACAAAGAGCTACAAGCTGCCTCTATAATTGCATCAAATGCTATAGGTATAGCTACAAATATAATCGATACAAACGCAGCCAACGCAAAGCTAACACTAGAGGCAGGGGTTGCGGCTCCTGCATTAATTACCGCCAATTTTATACGCATGGGTACAGGGATAGCCGCATCGATAGCAGCGACGGCGCAAGGTCTTTCAGCTTTAGGTAAAGGCGGAGATTCAAGCGCAGGCGGAGCAGGAGCAACAGGCGGAGCAGAGGCTCCAGCGTTTAATCTAGTAGAGGGTAGCGAGAGCAACGCAATACAGCAAAGCATACAAGGGCAAGACAACGCCGTTAAGGCATTTGTTGTGAGTGGCGACGTTACCACAGCTCAAAGCGCAGACCGTCGGATAGTAGAGGGCAGCGGATTTTAGAAATAGTGAAACAATAAAGGAATTTTTTCGTTAATATAATATAAAACTATGAAGAGATACGAGGGCAAATACAATAAAAAGAGCAAAGGAGTCTTTGCTATTAGTT